CATTTATCTTTTCCTAACTTAGCTTGTTTTAGTTCTCCTGCAATATACTTTTTAATATTTTCGCATGATTCTTCCCAAGTCTTTTTAGCCTCTGGTTTAAATGCAAGCATAGCTGGGTTTATTACTGGTAGAAATTTATCATTTACAACTCTACCACTATATTCTGTTACTGAGCTTTCTTTTGTATAATACTTCAATGCCTCTGAGCCTATAAGTATTATCCAATCGTAGTTATCAATATCTACTTCTAAATCTACGTCTCGTTTTAATACTTTCTTTATTGTTGGGTCAGAACATAGTGCTAGTCTATCAAATTCAAACTCATTGTTAAATAATTTTATATAGTCATTACGACTAGGTTTGCTCTCTATTAATGCTATTTTAGCCATATAATTGTTCCTCGATAGTTTTTATTATTTGTTCTTTTATTGATGGGTGAAAACATTCAGTGTATCCATTATCAACTAACTCTTCTGGATTAGTTCTATAGATTCCATATAAATCTTGAAGTACATCTTCTATCTTTCTAGCTTTTCCGTATGTTGTTTCATATAGTTTTAATAGTTTGTGGTTTGGAAACTGTTGTTTTCTGCTCTCTTCGTAAGAATAACTAATTCCTGGTTTTATTGATGGAATTTTAAAGTCTGCAAATTCTATTAGATAAATCTCTTGTGGGTCACTAGGTTTTTGTATACAATATTTACAACCTTTATGAATATCTCTTCTCATTTTAATTGATACCTCTCCACATTTTTTGCATTTGAGAATTACTCTTCCACTATTAACATCTTCCACTAAATCAAATATTGGGTTTAAAAGTGTAGGATTAAGGTCTGTACGTAAGCTATCCGAAGGCTTTCTAAGTTTTAAATTCATACGCAAACGTTTATTACACAGCGCTGATACAGTATAGTTACGAAGCCCATATTCCTCTAATAAAACTTCACAAATTTCTTCTAAAGTAAGAGGTGTTTCTTCATAAAGTTCTTTAAATCTTTCTGCTTCTGCTGGTATCCACCTCTTGCTCTTAGCATTCTTTTTTTGCTTATTACTATACTCTTCTTCTGTAAGATGTCTTAGTGATTTAAGTCTACTTCCCTCATAAATATTATCCATATAATTGTTCCTTTAATTGTTTTACTTTATCTTTTGTTAATGCTCCTGCGTCCCCCAAACTAACAGGAATCTTTATGTTTTTATGTAATATTTCTGCAATATCACACATCTCTTCTAATTTTGTTGAAGCGTCTTGTCCTGCCTCATCAGGGTCAAATAGTATATCAACTTGTGATACTCCCTGCATTTTTAATAATTTTAGTTTATCAATATCTATATTTCTTGTACCAAAACAACACATAACATTTTCTAGTCCTTTATCATGCAAGTTTAACATATCAAATATTCCTTCTACTAATATTACTCTACCTTTTATAGGTCGAACTTGACTAGGATATAAAGGCATAATCGCTTTTGGGGGGTGGATTAAATATTTGGGAACATCAGTTGGTGACTGTGTTCTACAATTAAATGCCACTATCCTCCCAGTCAAGTCCTTGATTGGAAAAGAGATTCTACCTGTAAAGGGTTTGTCTGGGTGTAAAAATGCATCAAACTTTTTATATGTATCAGGTTTGATTTCTCTCCAGTTCCCTACATAAGGCATGAAGTCTCTTGGCATCTTCAGACCTACGGAAGATGCTCTTTTTTCTTCTATTTTTCTTCTGACCTTTTCTCTACGAATATCTAATGGATTTGATGGCGCATCAAAGTGATTAAATAAGTTTCCTTTAAAGCCACAAGAAAAACAGTTAAATACTCCTGTTATTCTATCGATTCTCATACTAGGATTGTTGTCGTCATGGTCTGGACTTAGACATCTAACAATCGCATCTGCAGGAGATAATTTGTACTCTATCTTTCTTTCTTGTAATAATTCTTCTACTGTCATTCTACTGCTACTAACTCCTCTCCGTCTACTGTTATTAAACAAACATCACACCACTCAAAGTCGTCGTGATTACATTGTCCATACTTTGCTAATTTTCTTTTCTTACTCTTATTCATAGTTTCTACCCAACCATCTGAGTTGTTTTGCCATCTTTTGGAATTAGATTCATAACTATCCATTGAATAATACTTGATTCATTCCCATAACTAAAAACATGAAACCTAACATACTAAATTGAATTACAACTGCAATAGCAACTATGAGCAACTGTTTATTTGCCCACCAATCTAGTTCTTCCTTTTCCCAGTTTTCGAACTCTTTTTCTGTTGCTTCTGCAGGTTTGAAGTTAAGTTCTGTTTGTGTAAAGTATTTTTCTGTCATGTTATTCCTCTTATCATTAAGTAGGTTGCTCCTAGAACCACCGTGGCTAGTATCGCTAGACACACTACAATAGCTAAATCATCTAAATCAACATTCACTAAACCACTCCCAAACTTTTTCATCTAAATATTCCTGAGGAGTCCAACCATCTAATTTATCATGTGGCTCCCACCATTCAAAGTCCTCTGGTATCTCTTCTAATTCTAGAGGTTCTAATATCCATGCTTCAACATCACCAGAGTCTAATTCTTCATAGTCCTCATGTAATGTATCATCATGGTACGCTGCTTCTGCAACACCTATGAAGTTTCTAAACTCATCTTCATATGTCATTTTTATACTTGTTCCATTTCCTAGAAACTTTGCGAGGTGGTTTATCATAGGCACTGGAGGACTCCAAGCAGAATATCCTGCAATCTGATTAGTGTCTGCCTCTTCAATACATACCCACTTTGCTCCCATATTATCACAACCCCAAGCGTACCAACCTTCGTCTGTGTAAGGCTCAGGGTATATAGGAAATAAATGTGCTTCCCATGTTTTCCATTTCATTTCGCCATTATCTGTTTCTGCAAAGTCCAAGACTTCTTTTAATTTATCTTCACTATTAGTTTCTATACTAATGTTAAAGTGTACATTATTTGCCATTTTTATGCTCCCATTTTAAAGTATCACCAAGTTCTTCAAACTCAGTCATTTTTGTTGTTCCGTCTGTATCATGGTCATAGTACTTGCTTTTCCAAACAAGTTCTGCCATCTGAAACCATATTGCTATGGCTTTATCTCTAAATTCTTTATCTGACCATAAGTAGTATAAGTTCCACCACTCCTTTGTAAATCTACAAACATTTATCTTTTTTTCATAAAACTCTGGGTTTGTCTTTACTACTTCTACTAGTGCTCTCATTCTTTGACTACCTGCTATTGGGTACCAGTTTGGCATACATAAAAACGGTGACCGTATGCCCTCTCTTATTAGTGCTTCTTTTAGTGGTTGATTTTCTGGCACCTCTCTTATATTCTCTTGTACTTTCTCTTGTTCTAATAACCACCCAACTGTTCTTACATACCAAGTGTGTGGTGGTAATGGCACTAACTCTGCTGTTGTTCTGCTTACTCTATCATATGCCATGTGTTCTCCTAAATTGGTGGAGGTGACTGGAATCGAACCAGCGACCTACTGCGTGCAAGGCAGTTGCTCTCCCTGCTGAGCTACACCCCCTATAAATCATATGTATCTTCCCCTGTTGTCATTGTTTCTTTTAACTCGGCTTTTTCATCTGGGTCAAGTGCAGTATGAGGTCCAATCTTTAGTGTGTCCCAATTCATTTCGGACACAAATGTTTCTGCTTTTCCATTTCTCATCTTATCACATTTGAACTTGATACAAGGCTCCGCATCTCCCCAATGCTGTACACTATAAGCTGCATCAACAGCGTCAAGAATACCTTTCGAGAATCTAGCCTCACCTTTTTCATTTGTTTGGAACGCAGATACAACCATGATATTGGTTTCTTGCGCGAGTTGTTTTAGACTTTTAGATATTTCTATCTGTTCAGTCCAATCATATTGACCTGAGCGACCTGGGGCGTTATGGCGTCTAACTTGGTTTAGGTAGTCTACTATTACCATTCCTAAATCAGGGAGTTGTGCCTGTTTTTGTCTTACTGTACTAATAACTTTAGCAACTGTAAGAGCAGGGTCGTAGAATACATCTACCTGAGGTTTATCTGCAAGAGGATTACGAGTAAGTTCATAATGAAACTTATCGAAGTCGCGATGACCTTTATAACTGGTCAAAGCTTCTCCTCCGTTATCAAACCTATCTGCCCACCATTCCGCAACCTTTTCCCACTCCAGAGGAGATAGGTTTTTGGTTTTGATACGGTTGGTAGGAACACCTGTGGCAACAGCACATACTCTTTGAAGTATTTGTCTACTATCCATCTC